ATAACTTTTACCCGTTCAGGTGGGTTTACCTCCTCCACTATTTTAAGTAAGTTGGGAATAGACTCATTGAAGATGTCTATTAGTTCTGTAAGCTGAGCCTCAGGTGAGAGGATTACAGGTTCTAAACCTTCAGCATAATTTGGATCAAACTTAATTTCTACAGTCTTCTCTTTAATAGGTTCTTCTACAATCTCCTTACGTAGATCAGCAAGGGTTTTACCAGGAGTATTTCCTACTTCTGATAAAGTTGCATAAGTTTTTTCTGCCTCTTGAATTTGATCAGAGAGTTTATATCCTGACATCTTTCCATTCTCCATTATTCTTAAGTTTGTAGATTGTAGCCAATTTCTTGGCCAGTTTTTTGTCTTTCTTGGTGCCTTTGGTAGGACGGTTGAATCTTAGGGTACCTTGAGAACCATCCCATAAGATCCAACCTCTTCTAGCAGACTTCTTAGCCTCCTTTTGAGCAAGTTTATAGTAGAGATTCGGTTTAGTGATTATATTTAATCTATCCATATTAGACCTCCTTAAGTGTGAAATCAAGTGCAGAGTCTTTCAACTCCACGTCACTATAGTATTCATCAATCCTCCTTGAGATTATACTCAGGTCATTGGGAATCTTCCCTGGGAACATATTATAAGGGGATTTGGCCGTGGTGTAGCCATTCGACTGAGTGGCCAAGTAATAGATGCGCTTATCAGCCTCGGCGTGAAGCTCAGCGAAGAGAACTATGGCTGAGATACCCTCCAAGGTAACTTTATCATCTAGGAGTTTGCCAAGAGTTTTCATCTTCCTTTCGGCTCCAGTATCTTCTTCGTGAGTAAGGAAGAAGATCTTCAACCCTGGTCTGAGTTTGGTAGTCAGGAGAATTATGTCAAAGATATTCTTAGCCATCATAGTGAATTTGTCGTAGCCTTTCTCTAGAGCTTTGGCCATAAACTCATTGGCCATGACGTAGTGGCCATCGTCTATAACGAGGTCAAGCCATTTTGGATTCTTACTGACCTCGATCATGACTCGGCGAATGGTGGCAGTGTCAGAGGAGATAGTCATATTGACACCCTCTTGATACTTTATGCCCTTGGGAAATGGGAGAGGTTTGCCCAGTACGTTAATGAGATAGGTGGTGTCAGGGTTCATGTTACGCAGGGCGGTGGACTTGCCTCGGCCAGATTTGCCTATGACTAGGATGGGGATGGACTTCTGGCCTTTGTACATAGAGACTGCATTATCAGAGTTGATTGGATCAGGCATTTGGGGCCTCAGTAGTATTTAAGGTTAGTTCGATTTCCTCAAGATAGTCTATCAGCCTGGAGAGTAGATGGATGGGGATTTCTATTCTCCCTACATAGGTGAAGTGCTCACTACGAGAGAGAATAATTATCTTATCAACGCCAGGTTCGATAGTAATGAGTTTGTCGAGAGAGTAGTAAGTAGGCATCTTAATCCTTTCCTATTTTAGAGTTTCTATCTCTTTTAAGATGGTGCGGAAATCAGCGACGGCCATCCTCAAGTCCATTGCGTCTCCTTCGGTGGCAATCATAAGGTCAGGATGTACCCAGTGACCCTTTCCTGCACCTTCTTTAGGATTAGTGAGGGGGCGAGGAGAAATTCTCCTCAGGAGGATATTCATCCTGGCACTGAGGGTTACTGTGATTCGTTCAAGTCTGGATTTGGCTAAGACTGGCATAATCTTTCCTCCTACAGAGTTAGTACTTCGCGTAAAGGCTCATCCAGGGGATTCCAAAACTCCACTTGCATGTCAATAGGAATTTGGTGAAGGTGCTGGAGAGGGTTAGGCCAACTCATACAGAGTTCTAGGTAGGGGCACCTAGTGTTATAGTTGGAACAGTTGCGACCGTTGCATGGGAAGGCAGTCATTACATCCGCCCCTATAGGGGTGGCGCTGAGGCGCTCCAGATCTAAGCGTATAAGATTAATCCATTGCTTAGTGTTCTCAAGCCAGATGTTCATCTGAGCATTGTTAAGCATGATGGGAAAGCGCTTGAGGATGAACTCAGATTTTTTAGTTTTCTTGAAACAGAGGCAGTTGATGGTAATTCCCTCTACGTCTTCAGGAGGGAAGAGGCAGTTGAGGACATGAGTGTAAGTGCCACACTGAATTCCCATCATGTGTTCGTAGTAGTAGAAATCAGAGATATAGTTACCACCTTTAGTTTTGTGCTCAAGGGAGAAGTACTTCCCTGTCTCTCTATTGAGAAGGATAGTGTCCATTTTGAATGCGATGCTATAGCCTTCTCCAAGAGAGACAGTGCCACCGAATTCAGTCTTGTAGACTTCATACTTGGTGAGATCATCTCGGTAGGTCTTAAGGTATTCGATGAGCATGTCGAAGAAACGTCCTGGGGTTTTGGGAGTGAAGATGGCATCAGTCTCTTCAGGGAAGGCAAAGCGATACTCGTCGTTGAAGATTTGTAGGGCTTCCATTACAGATTCGACTCGGTAGCCGTTCATGATCATGTGTTCCATAGCCATATGGACAGCCTTGCCAAAATGGAGATGATTGTTAGGCCTGGCACTTCTCCATCCGAGGAGATACTCATAGAAGAAGCGTCTAGGACAGTCCTGATAGTTCTGGATCTTAGTGGAATCTAAGACCTCTTGTGAGGGATGGTAGGGTATGGGTAGATTAATCATTCCAGAAGCCTCCATTCGTGAAATCTTCAAAACTTATTTGCCGACTCTTGTAGTGCCCAATGCCTACATTGTCGAGATGATAGATGAGAAGGTTGAGGACACCATGCCTAAGGCCGAACATAGTACATAGAATTGAACTGAGGATAGCGGGGCCAGTAATGAGAATGTAATCATCAGGGGAACTCCTTACAATGTGGGGGAGGAAGGTGCGATACATCCGACCTATGGCCAGGATGCTGATTTTGCCATGAGTTAAGTATTCCAGAGAGCCATACTTGGCTGCACCTGAAAAGTCATGGTAGGCCTTATTTGGTATAAAGACTTTGGGCATCTTAGTAACCTCTTAATTTTGTAACTCTAAAAGGATTTGAAAGTACTACTCTGTACTTATCAACTTCTTTAGAGAGTTTTATAAATCTAAATTGCAATGCAGGAGAGAAGATAATATCTCCATCTGGAGATTTACATTGCATTAAGATATCAGTAGAGTTCTGAAATTCTTCAGGAACTTTTTCTTTTATAATATGAAGTAACTCTGATACTAACATAAGATGCCTCCATTGCTATGTTAATTAATGATATAAAGGAATTAAAGATTAGAGAGTATTAATAGTAGAATATACTACATAGGAAGACCTTTTACTATTAACTACTTCCTTGGTTATTGATACTTCAAAACCTGCATCTGTAAAATATTTAGCAGATTTTTTAGCATCTTTTAAAATTCTGTGTGTAGGCTTAAGCTCCCATCTATTTCCTGAAGAGTGAATAAGCAGTATTGAATAAGATATATTTCTCATATTATCCTTACAGCCCTTGAGAAGAGGGGAACTTTAGCCTTGTCACTTAGAACCTGGTATTCGACTCTAAGGAATTTTCCATGAATCTCTTCAGGAGCATCAAGCCACTGCCACCAAATCTCCATTCTTTCCTTGTGGGAGAGATGGCCAGCTCCGACGTTGAATTCAGTGCCCATGTCGTCGATGCAGGTGAATCCTCCTAGCATCTTCTTTCCAGTACCACTAGCTGATATGGCCTCATAGACATTGAGAATTTGATATTCGTCAGTGCATTTAGGCTTGAATTTCATCATGGCACCAGTACGATGGTTGGTGTAGAGGGAGTCAACATGACGAATGATGAAGCCCTCATAGCCATTAGCAATGTAGGCTGAGTAACACTCGTAAACCTGTTCGAGATTGAAGCAGATGTTTGGATCTACAAGGTGGATATGGCCGAGGGATTTAGATCCTTTGAAGAGATGAGTTAGGGAGATAGAGCGCTCTATTTGAGTGCCACCATTCATGTGGTCGAATAGATGGAGTTGCATCTCAGAGGCTTTAGGATGGATGGTAGTCACTGTGGAGACTACTGAGTGGATCTCGGCCCAGGTCCAGCCATGGACGTAGAGTTCTCCGTCGTATTCTCCATCAGGTAAGGAGAGACCAGAATGGTTGATGTGAGGGACAGAGGAGATAATTTCAGCAGTGCTGCTCAGGAGGAGGCACCTTCCGTCAGACACGATCATTCTGCAGCGCTCACCGTTTAGTTTGGGCTGGAGGATGTAGGGGGGACGCCAGATCAGGGGATAGCGCCCCTGATTGAGGAGGCGCTTCTCAGAGAAGGGTTCAGCTAATTGGATGTCAACTCGTTTAGGCATTACTCTTCCTCCCTATGTATAAGGCAGAATATTTTGACTCCTTCAAGTGTTACACTGGCACAGTCATACTCCAAAGAATGGTGTATGATATCATACGCAATGAATTCTTTTAGGAAGGTCGAGGAAGATACATGAATCTCAGCCACTCCAAAAGAACTAGAAAAAGTTAATATGTCAGTAGAATGATCTAAAGATTTTAGAGTTCTAGCTAACTCGGATAACTTTCTGCGGGATGTAGGCATTTGGGCCTCCCTCTGAAGCAATGCTCCAGGAATGTTTTTGTTATATTTTGGTGACACCTAGATTAAGAAAATACCCCCCACAGTGGGGAACTGTGAGAGGTATTGGACTATATCTGCAGGGTGGATTAGAACCCAGGAACTCCCAATTCTTTGAGGTAGGCAGCCTGTTTCTCGGGCGACCAAGTATGGAAGGCAGCCTTGACGGCCTCGACAGGGTTGACCTGAGTCTTTTCGAGGGCGACGCCAAGGACATAAGTGGACATGAATTCGGAGATTGCTTCAGCAGTGAGGCCGGCCTTGAGTTTGGCCCGAATGATGCCCTGAATTGCCACACGAGCGTTGGCCTTGTAGTTGCTGAAGATTACATCGGCGCCAAATTTCTCGGCGGCCAGATCCAGAGTGTCCCCAAGGTCGTATTCGACTGAGGCCTCTTGCCACATTGGTTTTCCTTCTGCGTCGAGGACGGCAGAATTGTTTTCATCTTTTACTTGATACCGTGCGGAGATTGTTTCTTTTGCCATGTTGAGCACCTTTGGTTAGATTTGGCCCTGACGGGCGATTGGCCGATGGTGGCCGGAAATGAACCCATATGTTAACATAGAGGGGGGAGGATTGCAATATCTGGGGAAATTATTTTTATCTTCTCCATATCACATAGAATTTAGGCGATAGTTTACCTCGTTTACTACATATTGAAGATCTTCTTTTACGTAGATCATTTCATTAGATGTTAGGATGAGAGTATTTTCCCCATCAGAGGATAGGGATACTACCCAGACTGCATTGATGAAGATGGGGCGTGAGTCCAGTTTGTGAAGTTCCATTAGATCCATGTTAGTCTCCTAACTTAGAGGTGAAATCTTTGAGGAGGTCGGCCACCAGAGAGGCTTGCTCCGTTGAGGAGAGTTCCTCGAAGAGGGCTTTCATCCTGGTTTCTATTACTACTTTTTTGTCAGTGGAGGCTGCTCTAGACACTTTCTTAATCTTACCTTGGAGCTCAGCCTCTCGGATGATCAGAGCTCGGTCAAGTTCAGTGAGGCGTTTAACCTCATCTGCTGCGACCTCAAGCTCGTGATAGAGAGTCCTTCTCCAGCAGGTTGCATCAGCCAATTCTGCCTTCACCCCGGCGAGGATAGGACGGAGTTCAGATAGGTAGATTATCTTAGAAAGGAATTGCTTTGTTAATTTATGATACATAGCATTCCCATTTTGAGGAACTGCGTTCCGCTCATCGATAGAAGATTGGGCTAGAGGATCGTAAGGGGCGGAGTAGGTCATATTAGGATCCTTGTTAAAGAGGTTTGTCTGCTTTCAGATCTTTTAAGACTTCTATGAGATCCAGTGTAGATATAGCTCTCCAGAATCTTGCACCATGGATGTTTAATAGTTTTACCCAATTTCCAGATGGAGAAATCTCAATAACCTTGAGTTCCTCTACTGTTACGTTGGTGAAATGACTGTTTATTTTGAACAAGCATCGTTTTCCTAAAAGTTCAGTAATGTTCATTTAGATTCCTTAGGTAAGATTAGTATTGAGGCATACCACTAAGATACCAGTATGTGAGCCAGGTTAGAGAGGTTGTCCAGAGGAGGATGTAGAAGTATTTCATTCAAGTTCATCCTCAGTCGGCAGTCGCCATTCGTCCCAGTCTTCATCTTCTTGTTCCTTATTCCAGGACGTTGCCCCGCTGCCGAAAGTCAGGATTCTACCACTA